CGGTGAGCGGTGGTATCGCGATTAACGCACCTCCGATCGCGCGAACACCCCCCGACGAAGCCAACCACCGCTCCAAGAGCGACAAAGAGAATAACCTCCGATAAGTTCATGGCTACTGCCGGGACTTCCAGCCAGCTGGACCGACCAAGCCAAGCGCGTTTGTCGTTACCTATATGGGGTCGATTCGTGTGTCTGAATTATTTCGCGCGCCAGCTCTACTGCGAGCTTCGAGGCGTGGCAGCGCTTGCAGGGCGGCGCAAAGCACGTCCTCAATCTCTTCAATGCCGCGATCCAAAATCCTTGAGCAGGTCTCCACAGCTAATCCAAGGAGAATTCGCAATACGAAACAGTCGCGAGAGATCGGCGTGAGCAGAAACAGTCGCCGAAGCTCCAAAGGGAGGTGCGCAGGTGGCTCCTGCGATTGATGAAGAGAATCGGGACGGCGTTGGATCGCGGCCTTTACAGTTTCTAAAAGCAGAGCATCATCTTCAGCGCTGTAGCACTCTGTTGCGGCGATTCCATTGAATACCGCGTGCTCTGCGGCCTGCATGCTTCCGGTGAGCATGAGAGCGCGAAAAACTTGCACCGTGTGCATGGTGTGCCGGAATCCTCGGGCTGGCCCAGCCGGCTGACATCCGCTAGCTGTTCACTAGAGGGTGGGCACTTTCATCTGGGTCCCCTGGGACACTCCGAACTTCCTTCTCAGAGCAGGTTTTGGGGAGAGTTATTACCGTCTATAAAAAGGAAGTGTGCGAGGTCTGTTAACGAACCGGTTTCAAGGCTCCAGAGCAGGCTCTGCCTTCGTCTTTTCAGATACTTAGGCAGAGCCGCAATCTGCACCAATTTGCCTCTCGAACAAAATTCAAAGGGTGATAACTCGCCCTCTGCCGACTTGCGTTCTCCGCCCCCAAGAGCGTCCATGGGAGTGTCCTGGTTCAGCCAGAACCGGCCTCGCGACGACGACGCCGAAACAGCACTGAGAGGAAACGGAGAGCGGAATGAGCAAAGCAAAGCGACTTCAAAGCACCCCCTTGTGGCGTGAAATTGACGGCTTGCGATACCAAACTGTGGGTCAGTTGCGGGTAAAGTATCTGGAAGTGTTCGGGCAGGAGTCCCGCTCGAACCACAAACAGTTTCTGGTGAGGCGTATCGCCTGGCGCCTGCAAGCCAATGCCGAAGGAGACCTGTCAGAGCGCGCCCGCCAGCAAGCCTTGAAGTTGGCGGAATTAGCCGACCTGCGAATTCGAGCGCCGGAAGCCTTCCTAAGAAAATGCTCCGTGGAGAACCCCAAGGATCCGCGGCTGCCCGCAAGTGGCACGCTCCTCACGCGGGAGTTCCAAGGGCAGAGTGTTTCGGTAGAAGTGTTGAAATTTGGATTCCGCTATCAGGACCGCGACTATAAGTCGCTGAGTGCCATTGCGCGGAAGGTGACCGGGGTGCAGTGGAATGGATACGAGTTCTTTCGACTGAAGGACGGCGAGGATCGGCGTCATGCGTCCTGATCGAACGCCGGGGCGGCCGGGCGTGGAAGAGCAGTTAAAACCGCTTCGCTGCGCAATCTATACACGGAAATCCACCGAAGAAGGCCCGAACCAAGAGTTCAACACGCTCGAGGCGCAAAGGGCGGCAGCCGAGGCCTATGTGCGGAGTCAGGTTCATGCGGGATGGACCGCTCTCGGTGAGCGCTACGACGATGGAGGGTTTACGGGAGCGAACTTGGAACGGCCGGCGCTGAGCAGGCTGATGGCGGACATCAAAGGTGGTGGAATCGATGCGGTCCTGGTTTACAAGGTGGATCGGCTCAGCCGCTCGCTGCTCGACTTCGCGCGGTTGATGGAGATCTTCGAGCGGCACGAGGTAAACCTGGTATCTATCACGCAGCCGTTGAACACCACGAGTTCGCTTGGCCGGCTTACGCTCAATATCCTTCTCTCCTTCGCCGAATTTGAAAGGCAACTCATTTGCGATAGAACAAGGGACAAAATGGTGGCGGCGCGAAAAAAAGGGAAGTGGGTGGGCGGCACGCCGGTCGTGGGCTACGATATCGCGGAGGCGGGCGGCAAGCTGATTGTGAATACGGAAGAGGCCGAGCGGGTGCGCCAGATCTTCGCGCTTTATCTCAAGCAACGATCACTGGAGGGCACACTTTCTGAGCTCCGAACACGGCAGTGGACGACGAAGTGTTGGAAGACCCGGGAAGGTAACGAACACTTGGGACGGCCTTTCACCAAGGCGACTCTGGTTCATTTGCTGAAGAATGTTCTATACCTGGGCCAGGTGTCACACCAAGGCAAAACCTATGAAGGCGAGCAGGAGCCGATTGTCGAGCGGGCGCTCTGGGAACGGGGCAACGACACCTTGGCCAAGGAACAGAATGGGAGTCGACTGCGAACCTCTCTGGTGGCGAAGAAGAAGGGGACATGCGAAACACGGTTACGCGTTACCGGCCGGTCGGAGCGGGTACCGCGAATCACCCGGTTACTCGCTTTGGCGTTGAAATTTGAGGAGCTAATCGGGCGTGGCGAGGTAAACAACTACGCGGCCATGGCACAGATCGCCGAGGTTTCGCGCTCACGCGTAACCCAAATGACTGCGCTCCTGAATCTGGCGCCGGATATTCAAGAGGAGATCCTCTTTCTACGCCCGGAAGAGGCGGAGCGCTCTCGAATCTCGGAGCCGTCGCTGCGGAAGCTGACGGCACTACTGCTGTGGAGCAAGCAACGTGAAGAATGGAGAAGCATTCGCCGTCCCGTGCGGAACGGAATTGAAACCGCCGTGCTTGGCCCCGTTGGAGGAGCCCACTTGGACACCGGCAGGGAGTCTCCGCCCCTCTTCGAGACGCCCTAGCCCCACCTTACCCCGTTGCGGCAGGCGTTGCAAAGACCCAGTTTCGGGCAGGTGGCGAACGCAGATACGGCTTCGAAATAAACAGGACTTGGGGCGGACGCGATCCCGGATGGCGTGCGCATTGATGAGGTGCTCAACAGGCTGTGTGCTTCCCGTCGTCGACTGGGAACATCCCAGGCAGCTTTCAGGCGCTCCGGTACCCCTCCTTGTTTTCCTGGTGGCCCTCTTCGACTAGTGATCCGGAGCGTCAGGAATCCGCCGACCGCCCTGCTCACCAGGCCCGGTGGCTGTAGGAAGTGGCTTGAAACACCAATCGGACGCCTCCCGAAGGAGCGATTGTGATAGAAGAACGTGATTATCCGGCAGCGAGCTACCTCGCGCACCTTCCGTCCCCGAGCCAAACCCGCATCAGGGCAGGCATGTTGAAAACGCACGCGCGCTGGCTCAATACGCCCGTGGTGGAGTGGCGAACCTGCCTCCAAGAGGCGTTTGATGTGATCGCGGATGAGCTGATCAAGAGTGCTTCCACCGCGACGGCGCTGCCGATCATCCCACGACTCGTTTCTGACGAGGCCATTCGCAATGGTTGGATCCGCTGGTTCCGTGGCATGCCGGAGCCGGATGCTCTCCACACGGAGCTGTTCGGTTGCTATTGGGTAGACCCGGACAAGCTTCGGCTGGTCCAATGGGCAGTTGAAGGTCGCGCGGTGGCGTGGCGGGCCGAGTACCTGCTGCGGTTTGGCGAATCAGTCCCCACTGCTGAATTGTCAACACGGGCAGAGATCAAGAAAAGCAGGGCCACGTTACTGGCAGACTACATGCTACGCACCGGCGTCCGCACCAAAGCAGCCATCTACAGAGCGAGAAACCCCGGCGTCCACAAACCTCAGCTCTACGAATGGCTCAACGGTGTGTTGCCGAGCACGTCTTCCACCGCAAGAAATCTGGAGGCCTTCTTAGGAAGTGATGCACTCCCCGTGCCACGAGTCCTCAAAGACTGAGAAAACCCGGGGGGTACCCCGGATTTCTGGTCGATTTCTCCCGTCTCTACCGTTCTTCTTCCGCATTTCTTCCGTTGCGTCTCTTCCGCGATAGGGTCGTAATCTGATCTTGGCAGCAGTTACAGCCGCAGTCAAGACGAAGGTCTTTCGTTGGCGGCTCCCGAAGGAAATGACGAAATGGCACGGCCAATATTTGTTCCCACCGAAGATCAGCGACGGATGGTCAAGTCGCTTGCTGCGTATGGACTGAAGCAGCAAGAGATTGCGAACATCATCGGCCTGCGCTCCGCGAAAACTCTTCGAAAGCACTTTCGCAAGGAATTGACGCAGGGCGGTCCAGAAGCCAACGCCAAGGTGGCGCAAACCGCATATCAGATGGCGATTTCAGGCAAGCATCCGAGCCTAACCATGTTTTGGTTAAAGACGCGGGCGGGATGGCGGGAAGTTCAACAGCCGGAAGCCTCACCGGCGTCCGCACCCGCTTTTATTGTTTCGATTGAGAAGGAGGCGGCTTAAGAGCCACTCCGAAGCTTCGCGAGACACAGGAGTTGAAACAAGCCGAGCGCGCCAGTCTCGACAAATCTAAAACCGGCAGATCAGGAAAGGAACCCAAATGAATCAAGATTATAAAACGGAATGGTGGGCCATCGACAAAGTAATTCCCTATGACAAGAATCCCAGGGAGATTCCGAAGTCGGCGCTCCACAAGGTCGGCCTATCGCTCAAGGAAAATAAATGGCGTCAGCCAATCGTAGTCGATAAAGACGGCGTGATCGTCGTCGGCCATGTCCGGTGGATGGCGGCCCGTGAACTCGGCATGGATCAGGTGCTGGTCCATGTAGCGGATGATATGACACCGTCGAAGATTCGAGCATACCGGCTGATGGACAACCGGAGCCACGAGGAGACTGGTTGGGAGCCCGAGTTGCTCCGGCTCGAAATGGTCGAACTCAACGCGCTTGAATTTGATTTGCAGCTAACCGGTTTCGACCCGCCCGAGATTGATGAATTCCTGGTTAACACGGACCTTGGCGACGAGGTGGCGGACTTGGTTCTGCCGCCACCGCAGCGTCCAGTAATAGCCCTCGGCGAGGTAGTCCAATGTGGTGGTCACCGTGTGTTGAACGGCGATTCTACTAAGCCACACGATGTTACCCATGTGCTGCGTAATGTTCGGCCGCCGCTGATGATTAGCGATGGTCCCTATGGCGTTTCGTATGATCCGATGTGGCGGGAAGAGGCCGGACTCGGAGTACAACGCCAGACTGGAAAAATCCAGAATGACGATCGCGTCGTTTGGTCAGCTTCGCATGGTTTATTCCCAGGCGATATCGCTTACATTTGGCACGCTGGAGTCCACTCAGGCCCGGTAGCAACAGGTATCGTCGAGGTCGGTTTCGAGATTCGTGCGCAGATTATATGGACGAAGCCGAATGCCGTACTAAGTCGAGGCCCCTACAATTTCCAACACGAGCCGTGCTATTACTGCGTTCGCAAAGGAGCACGATCTGGGTGGCGAGGCGATCAGAGTCAGTCGACAGTTTGGCCGGTCGCTAGTCTAAATCCGTTCGGTGGAAAGAACCAAGAGGAGACGGCGACTGGTCATTGTAATCAAAAGCCTATCGCGCTTTACCGTCGCCCAATTCTGAATCACACTGAACGTGGCGATGTGGTCTATGATCCATTTCTCGGGTCGGGCACGACCCTAATCGCTGCGGAACTGACCGGTCGCATCTGCTACGGCATCGAGATCGATCCAAGGTACGTAGAACTCGCCGTGTGCAGGTGGCAAAGGCTCACGGGACGGTCTGCAACGCTCGAGGGCGATGGTCGCAGTTTTGACGAGATCAAGGCGGAGCGTTCTTCTGGCGCTATCAGTTCCGTTGAAGCCGAACCTGACGCGGAAGACCAATCCGAAGTCGACAAGGAGGTCGCATGAAAAAGGGGGGCACCGTGAATATCGTTCTGAAACGTCCGCAAGGGACGGTATATAGTTGCGAGCAACGTTTTCGGGTTTTGGTCGCGGGCCGCCGCTTCGGCAAAACGTATCTCGCCTTGATCGAGCTGATCCGGGCTGCCTCGGCCCCCAGTCGGGTGGCATGGTATGTTGCGCCCACGTACCGTCAAGCAAAAAGGGTCGCCTGGAAGGCGTTAAAGGCCATGACCAAACACTGTCAGGCCAAACCGC